ATGCCGGTAAGCAAAGTGGTGTACGATGGCAGTTCACTTATAGACCTTACTGGTGATACGGTTACTGCAGACAAAGTATTGTCAGGCTATACCGCCCACGACAAAGCCGGTAACGCCGTGACGGGTACCCATGTATGCAGTGGCTTGCCGTCCACAATTTCCGTGGGCGATACACCTGTGGCGATGTGCCAGGGCATTTCATATGCGTTAAACAATGACAGCATGAACCCGACCGAGATGACGCTGACGATAAAACGGGCCGGATCATACCGCTTCAAATGGCTGCTGATATTTATCCCCGCAACTTCTTCCCTGGCGACTACCCAAATATACAAAAACGGCAGCGCAGCCGGCGTTTCTCATGACTCCTCGGATAATGAGGTGGTCACTCAAGACGTCGAGTGCGCTGCCGGAGACGTTGTTACAATATACATGAAAGGCCACAACAAGCAGCACGGCCGCTACGGCGGTGTAGCTGATCTGACCGCATGTATTAATTGGGATAACGGTATGTGAAAACTAATTTCCCATTTGTTTGTGAGGTGACCCACCACGTCGGACATTGGAATAAAACTCGGCATAGAGGGCGAACGTGAGTTCAAAAAAGCGCTCTCGGATATAAATCAGCAGTTCAAGGTGCTGGGCTCGGAGATGAACCTGGTCACCTCCCAGTTCTCAAAGCAGGATAAGTCTGAAGAGGCGCTGTCTTCACGGAACCAGGTGCTTTCCCGCGAGATAGAAACACAGAAACAGAAGATTGAAACTCTTAAGGCGGCGCTGGAAAACGCCGCCTCTTCTTTTGGCGAAGCAGACCGGCGCACCATGGCCTGGCAAACTCAACTTAACAATGCCCAGGCGGAACTTAACGGCATGGAACGGGAGCTGAAGGACAACAGCAAGGCTCTGGACTCCACCGGCGAAGAGATGGAGACAGCCGCCAAGGGCGCGGACAAGCTTGGCAAAGAAGTTGATGACGCCGGCAACGAAGCTGAGAAGTCCGGGGTCAAGATGCAGAAGCTGGGCTCTATTCTCAAGACCGTGGGTGCGGCAATGGCCACGGCATTTGCAGCGGTCGGAACCGCCACTATAGCTGCAGGCAAGTCACTGGCTGAAATGACTAAGGGCGCGTCAGCCTATGCTGATGAGATACTGACCACCTCAACAGTTACCGGCATGAGTACTGAGAGTTTGCAGGCATATAAGTACGCCGCAGAGCTTGTTGACGTGCCCCTCGAGACTCTCACAAAGAGCATGGCCAAGAATATAAAGTCAATGTCCTCTGCTCAGGGTGGAACAGGCTCAGTGGCCGAAGCATATAAGAAGCTGGGCGTGGCGGTCACTAATACTGACGGCTCCCTCCGCAGCAGCGACAAAGTATACTGGGACGCCATTGACGCCCTCGGCAATATTTCCGACGAAACAGAACGCAACGCCATTTCCATGCAGATATTCGGCAAGAGCGCAATGGATCTGAACCCTCTCATTGCCCAGGGTTCTGATGGCATTGCAAAACTTACCGAAGAGGCCAAAAAGATGGGTGCTGTTATGTCAGAGGAGCAGCTTGAAAAGCTTGGTGCCTTCGATGACAGCATACAGCGGCTCAAGTCCGGCAGTGAAGCTGCAAAGAACGCGCTCGGTCTAATTCTCCTTCCTCAGTTGCAGTCATTGGCGACTGACGGCATAAGCCTTCTTGGCCAGTTCACAAGTGGCCTAATAAACGCAGGTGATGACTGGTCGAAGATAAGCAGCGTTATCGGCAATGCCATAGGCGGTATTGCGGATATGGCTCTGCAGGGGCTCCCAAAGATCGCCTCGGTAGGTTCTCAGATCGTTCTGTCGCTGGTAAATGCCTTTTCCGCAAATATGCCGGCAGTGATAACCGCCGCCACCCAGTTGATGTCTACGCTTATTGACGGCTTCACCCAGTCTTTGCCTCAGATATCCCAGGGTGCGGTTACTCTGGTTCTCGCACTCGTTCAAGGTATCATAAACAATCTGCCGGCGCTTGTGCAGGCCGCCGCCACCATGGTGGTAGCTCTTGCCAACGGATTGGCTGCAGCAATGCCACAACTTATCCCGTCCATTGTTCAGGCAGTGATCCTCATTTGCCAGACTCTTCTGTCAAATATGGATCAGTTTCTCTCCGCTGCGGGCGCTATCATCACCGGGTTGGCTACTGGTCTTATAAACGCACTACCGCAGCTTATAGCCGCGCTGCCTCAGATAATATCCGCAATAATAACCTTCATCACAAATAACCTCCCGGTGATCGTGCAGATGGGTCTGAAGATAACCTTGCAACTGGCGGCTGGCATCATACGGGCGATACCTCAGTTGGTAGCTGCCGTACCCCGGCTCATTGCGGCTCTGGTCCGCGGCCTGGGACAGGCAGTAGTATCTGTGGCGCAGATAGGCAAGAACATCGTTACAGGCCTGTGGAACGGCATTGCGTCCATGGCGTCGTGGATATATGCAAAGGTCCAGAATTTCTTCAGTGGCATCGTTGCCAAGGCAAAGCGCGTTCTGGGCATTCACTCACCTTCCAAGGTGTTCGCAGGCATAGGCGAGAACATGGGTGCCGGCATCGGCGTGGGCTTCACGGATGCAATGACCGGAGTTCAGAAAGATATGGAGAAGGCCATTCCCACAGACTTCAATCTGGATATGAGCACCGTGATGACAGGCGCAGTGACCCCGGTGGCCGCTGCTCAGGCTTTCAACGTTACCATACCGCTTACGCTGGACGGCTCCACGCTTACAAAGATAATATCCCAGATCCAATGGAGTCAGAACGCAGTTTCCGTCAGAAATCTGGGTACCGTATAAGGAGAAAGCATTATGGCAGCGGAAACATTCCTTGTCACGTTCAACAATTACGACGCAGCCACTATAAAGACGGAATATGTTCTTACGGGCGGATCCGCAACGGCACCGACAGTGCCGGCTAGGGACGGCTACGATTTTACCGGCTGGGATAACTCCTTCGACAATGTTACGGCGGATGTGACGACAACGGCCCAATTTGCCGCAAAGGTCTACCATACCGTCCGTTTCCTTAACTGGGACACTACGGTTCTTAAAACTCAGCAGGTGGAGCATGGCACGGCGGCTTCTGCACCCGACGTGCCAACCAGGGACGGTTACAGATTTCTTGGCTGGGATAATACGTTTACCAGCGTCATTGCGGATCTGGATGTCACGGCTCAGTACGAAAAGCTCACATATTATACCGTCACTTTCAAGGGTTGGGACAGTACAGTCCTGAAAACCGAGTCGGTGGTCAAAGGCGGCGACGCCACCGCTCCTACAGTTCCCACACGTGATGGGTACAAATTCAAAAGCTGGAGTCCGGCAGTCTTGACCGGGATCAAGGCGGATACCATATTCACTGCTCAGTATGAAAAAATAATCGTGTACCATACCGTGTCCTTCTCAGATGACGATGGTTATTGGTATGAGGAAGTCACCGTAGAGGACGGGAAGGCGGCTCTGGCACCGCTGCCATTAACGAAAGACGGTTATGTATTTGATCACTGGGATACAGATTTTTCAAACGTTACTGAGGACCTGTCGGTTACCGCAGTATTTCGTGCTGCTCTCGGCCACACCGTCATTTTAATATATAGCGCGTCCGGTACGCTGCTGCAGACAATAGACCGTGTACTGTCGGCAACGCTGCGCGACAGCCTGGACGGGGAGCTTGCTTTCGACTTTTCCACTCTGGCCGCAAAAGGCACGTCGGTATCGGTCGGCTGCGTGGCAGAGTACGACGGCTGCTATTTCAATGTGGTCAGGGTATCTAAAAGCATATCCTCCGGGCTGATGGTCACCAGTGTGTCGTGCGAACACATTTCGTATGTACTCAACGATGATCGGTACAAACTGGACAGTTTCGACTACTCCGGCGACCCGTCTACAGGCCTTTCAAACCTACTTGCCAACACTCAGTTTGGAGTTGGAGATGTTGAACCAACCGCAGACATAACGCTGAAGATAAACCAGTCCTGCACTCTGCGGGCGGCCCTCATGCAGTTGATTGCCCTCACAGGCGGTGAGATAGAATACAGCGGCAGTTCCATAAACATCCGAAATCACCGGGGCAGCACAGATAAAAAGCAGCTTCTGGATTCGCACAACGTAACGGACGTCAGCGTCACCTATGACAGCAGGTCGTCATCCGCGAGCTATGAGATAGCGTTTCACAAGAAAGCGGACTGTTCCGTGGGAGATGAGGTGCAGATCGTATTTTCGCCCCTTGGCGTTAATACCTCAACAAGGATAATCGCTCTTGAATATAACCCGTTCTACAAATATAGCATCAGGGTGGAAGTCGGAGACTACAAGCCGACCATAAGTGACTCACTGTACAGTATCGAAAAAAGCGCTTCGGAAAACGCCGACAGTCTTTCCGACATGCAGAGCCAATATGATGAATTCAGCAGTAGCTACGACGACTTCAAAAGCGACTACGCGGATTTTCAGGATACATACAAAGAAGTTCAAAACATAGCCGTCAGCGATGGCAATTTTACAGTTACATACGTGGACGGTTCTATGGAGACGTTCAATTATACAGTCGATTCCGCCGGCAGAATGAGAAGCATTACAAGGGTGGTGTGATCTTGGCCTACGACAGAAAATTTAACACGCCATTGGTATTGTTTACGGCTTACAAGAGTGAGATCAAGTACGGTATACCAAAACTTAAATTGGAAGCTATCAGCCCGACAAAACTTGGCTTTTCATCGGGAACTGAGTACGGAAAAGTTTACAACAGCGGCAAAAACATAATAGCTACCGGGTACTACAATAATCTTTACGAGGTTAACAGCTATGATCCGGCAACAAAGACCTGGTCATACATCTCTTTTACGACCAAGCCTATAATGTACTGGGGAAACGGCGTATTCCTTTGGGTCCAGTTCACATATGTCTATGTTTCTACAGACGGAAAAGACATCCAATATGCCGGAAACCTGCCCAACGAAAAAAACCCGGCTATGTGCGCTGCCAGTTCCGGGAAAGCTGGCGTTGTTTCCTGCTGGTATGTGGATAACCCGATATATTGCAAAGACGATATTTCGACTAGCGATTCCTGGATCATGCCTGGAACTTTCGATAAAGATGGGATCTGCTGCTTTACCGCCATGACCTGGCATAAGGGGCAGTTCGTAGGTATTGCATCGGAAACGGTCACAGGCTCCAACAAAGGCGGTATACAAATAAGCGTTTCGGGCCGAAAGTGGACAAGAACTATACAATACCCATACGGCCATAGCGGAGATGACTACAAAAGTTTCGAGCAGATACGCTCTGTTGGCGGGCGGTTGTTTCTTATAGCGGCGTACCGTAAAGGCACGAGTGGTGATTATACCGGCCAGTTCTGCACTATGCGGGATGGCGGCGACAGGTACACTGTGGATTTTGAAGCCGGTCAGTTCGACCTGCCAAATCTCGACGCTATTGTTTATGTTTCAAAGTATGCCCAGTTCGTGGCTTTTGGGAAAGCGAATATTTATATCTCTCCAGACGGCTACAACTGGGAAATAGCTGATACTGCGGCATTTGATTCCAGGCCGGTTTCGGCCGTTCATATTCCCGGCGACGGTTTTTATGTGAGTACAACAGAAACAGTTTACTATGCGGCCTGCCCATAAAAGGCAGGTCACTATTTTTATGGAGGCGGCAAAATGAAAGAAATATGGAACTGGATCCAGGTGGGTATTGTGGTGGTAGGTGGTTGGCTGGGACGGTATCTGGGTGGTGGTGACGGCTTGCTGTACGCGCTTATTGCATTCGTAGTGGTGGATTACATCACCGGAGTGATGTGCGCCATAGCGGACAAGAAACTCTCCAGCCAGGTGGGCTTCAAGGGAATATGCCGCAAGGTGCTCATCTTCGTACTGGTGGGCGTGGCTAATATACTGGACGTGCAGGTGCTGGCAGCCGGCAGCGTACTGCGCACGGCGGTTATTTTCTTCTATCTGTCCAACGAGGGCATTAGTCTTCTGGAGAACGCGGCATATGTTGGACTGCCTATCCCGGAAAAGCTGAAAGCAGTGCTCGAGCAGCTTCACGACCGGGCCGGCAAGGAGGGCAAATGAACCTTCACGCACTCTATCTTACAAACAACCTGTGCTACAAATCCGGCAGGCGTATAAAGCCTACCGGGATAATGGTGCACAGCACGGCTGCAAACAACCCGTGGCTGAAAAGATATGTGGGGCCGGATGACGGCCTGCTGGGGGTGAACAAGGCCGGCAATCATTGGAATACACCAACTCCAGGCGGGCAGCGCGTTTGCGTCCACGCCTTTATCGGGAAACTGGCAGACGGTACGGTAGCAACTTACCAGACGCTGCCCTGGGACATGGCCGGGTGGCACTGCGGTGGGGCTGCGAACAACACGCATATAGGTTTTGAGATCTGCGAGGACGGGCTTTCCGACCCCGCATATTTTTCTGCCGTCTACAAGGAGGCGGTCGAGCTTTGCGTGTATCTCTGCAAGCAGTATGGTCTGACGGAGAAGAACATCATCTGCCACTGCGAGGGCTACAAGCAGGGCATCGCCTCCAACCACGGCGACGTCATGCACTGGTTCCCGAAGCACGGCAAGAGTATGGATACCTTCCGAGCGGATGTGAAAGCGGGGCTGGCTGCTGCGGAAACGCCCGCGCCAGTGACGCCGACCACACCGAAGAAGTATTATCGCGTCCAGCTTGGAGCGTTCTCCGTAAAGGCGAATGCTGACGCTATGCTCAAAAAGGTCAAGGCGGCGGGCTTCACCGACGCTTTCATCAAGTACGGCGAATAATACTATATCCCGTATTTCTATCAAAGTCCATAAACCAGAGGTCAAGTTGTTGACCTACAGTTAATGCCCATCGGAGATTATTCTCTTGTGGGCATTATTTTTTTCTCTCTTTTTTGTACGATGGGCTTCTTTTTTTCCAGTGGGTAGTGAGGACAAAGCTCCTCGGATTGGAGAAAATCTCATGACCAACGAACAAAGGAAGCGGATTGTTGAACTTCGTCGGCAAGGGTGCGGGTACTCAAAAATTGCCACCATGCTTTCCATATCAAAAAATACAGTTAAATCATATTGCCAGCGCAATGAACTGCGGGCGATAACGATAAAAGAAGCCCAACTGTGTAAACACTGCGGTGAAGCCATGACAATCGCGGGCGGCAACAAGCCACGCATATTTTGCTCGGACAAATGCCGTGTGCTGTGGTGGAAAGCCCATCACTGCAAGGTGTATCCAAAAACCCGGTACCAACTTATTTGTCAACACTGCGGAACGGAGTTTGAGAGCATCGGCGCACCTCGCCGAAAATACTGTTCCAATGAGTGCTACATCGCCGAGCGTTTTGGCAAGGAGCGTGATACCGATGAGTGAGGAACTGTTCGCCGGTATTCTCGCTTATAAATCAGCGATGGCACAAGCAAGGTTGATGCTGTCCAAAGGGCTGATTACGAAAGATGAGTACGCCATAATTGATACAATGATGGCTGAGAAATACGGTCTATCTTCGTGTAGTTTGTTTCGGGAAAATGGCTTGCTATATAGTAGTACCAGAGGTAATATGTCACACTACGAGGAGGTGACAAAATGCCAAGAATAGTAAATAAAATACCGCAAAAACCGAGACTGGCAACACAGAAAAAAGTAGCGGCTTACGCTCGCGTTTCCACGGGTAAGGATGCGATGCTTCATTCACTTTCTTCCCAAGTCAGCTATTACAGCGAGCTAATCCAAGGACACAGGGGGTGGATGTACGCGGGCGTGTATGCTGACGAGGCTATGACCGGCACAAAGGAATGCCGAGACGGTTTTCAACGGCTGCTTGCTGACTGCCGCGCTGGGCACATCGATATGATACTTACCAAGTCCATCTCCCGCTTTGCTCGAAACACGGTCACGCTGCTGGAAGCTGTTCGTGAATTGAAATCGCTGGGGGTGGACATTTTTTTCGAAGAGCAGAACATCCATACGATGAGCGCCGAGGGCGAGCTGATGCTTACCATACTTGCATCATACGCACAGGAGGAAAGCCTGTCGGCCAGCGAGAATCAGAAGTGGCGCATCCGCAAAGGCTTTGAAAACGGTGAGCTGCTCAACTGGCGGTTTTTGCTTGGATACCGCATTTCGAAGGACGGAATAACGGTTGATGAAGCTGCTGCGCCAATCGTCCGCGAGGTGTTCGACCGCGTTATCGCCGGAGAGAGCTTCAACTCCATCAGCCGGGACTTAAACGCCAGAGGCTTCACCTGTGCGCTCGGCGGCAAATGGTGCGCCCAGCGTATTCGGGAGACGGTTTCCAACGAAAAGTACACGGGCAACGCAATGCTGCAAAAGCGTTACCGCAATAACCATCTGGAGAAAAAGCTGCTCCGCAACACGGGCGAGTTACCGATGTTCTACGCTGAAGGAACGCATCCACCTATCATTGACATGGACACCTTCGAGGCGGCGCAGGAGGTCTTGCGGCAGACAAGAGAAACCACCAAGGACAGACCGCACCCGCAGAAAAGCGAGTTTACTGGTAAGATTTTCTGCCCGTTCTGCGGCAAAGCCTATAAGCGGAATACCAGCAACGGCTCGGTCGGCTGGAACTGCTCGACCTACCTTTCACAAGGCAAAGTCTACTGTCACGGGAAAAAGATACCGGAATCTACGCTGAAAGCAGTGTGCGCCGAGGTGCTTGGGACAAATGATTACAGTGCGGCAGTATTCGCCGATACGGTTGAGCGCATCGATGTGCCGGAGGATAACCGCCTGCGCTTTATTTTCAAGGACGGCAGAACAGCCGAACGAACATGGGCAGACCGCTCGCGGCGGGAAAGCTGGACGCCGGAAATGCGGCAAGCTGCCGCTGAAAGAACACGTCAAAGGAGGAAAACACAATGCCAAGAGCAGTAACCATGATACCCGCAACGAAAAACAAGTTTACCGCGCTTCCGACCGCATCTATTGCCAAACGACGCACAGCCGGGTATGCTCGCGTATCTACCGACAGCGACGAGCAGTTCACCAGCTACGAAGCGCAGATCGACTACTACACCAAATTCATACAGGCTCGTGATGACTGGGAGTTTGTCGGGGTCTATACGGATGAGGGCATTTCAGCAACGAACACAAAGCACCGTGACGGCTTCAATCAGATGGTGCAGGATGCGTTGGACGGTAAAATCGACCTCATTGTCACAAAATCCGTCAGTCGTTTTGCCCGCAACACCGTGGACAGCCTCACGACCGTCCGTAAGCTGAAGGAGCACGGGACGGAGATTTATTTCGAGAAGGAGAACATTTTCACCTTCGACAGCAAGGGCGAGCTGCTCATTACGATAATGTCCAGCCTTGCGCAGGAAGAAAGCCGCTCAATTTCCGAGAATGTCACATGGGGACAGCGGAAGCGCTTTGCCGACGGGAAAGTCAGTATGCCGTACAAACAGTTTCTCGGTTACGAAAAAGGCGCGGACGGCGCTCCTGTTATCAATGAAGAAGAAGCCGCCATTGTACGGCTTATCTATACGCTTTTCCTTGAGGGAAAAACGCCTGCCGGGATTTGCCGTTACCTTGATGCGCAGGGCGTTCCTACTCCGTCTGGCAAACAGAAGTGGAGTCAGACCACGGTAAACAGTATGCTTGCCAATGAGAAATACAAAGGGGACGCGCTTCTGCAAAAGAAGTTCACAGTCGATTTCTTAATGAAAAAGATGAAGCCCAACGAGGGTGAAGTTCCGCAGTATTATGTAGAACACAGCCACGAAGCCATTATCAGCCCTGTCGAATGGGACATGGTTCAGGCAGAGATTGCCCGCCGCAAGACGCTCGGCAGAGCATACAGCGGCAACAGCGTCTTCTCATCCAAGCTGGTCTGCGGCGATTGCGGTGGCTTCTTTGGGCAGAAGGTCTGGCACTCCACCGATGCCTACCGCAAGGTGATATGGCGCTGCAACAGCAAATTCAAAGGCGAAAAGAAATGTGCCACGCCCCATCTGGATGCAGAAACGATAAAACAGAAGTTCTTGATTGCTTACAACCTTCTGATGAAAAACAGGGACGGCGTTATCGGCGACTGTGAGCTAATACGATTGGCTGTTTCGGATTGCACGGCATTGGATGCGGAAATTGACCGGTTGTCAGAGGAAATCGAGGTGGTCGCTGAAATGGTCAAGTCCTGCGTAAAGGAAAACGCTTCTGCGGCGCAGTCCCAAGAGGAATACACGAAGAAGTACAATGCGTTGGTCAAGCGGTATGAGAAAGCCACGAAGCGGGTGGACGAACTGAGCGCAGAACGAACACGAAAACAAGACCGCGACCGTGAACTACGGCTTTTCATTGAATCCATAAAAGAACAGCCCCTCGTCCTCGAAAGCTGGAACGAAAGGCTGTGGGTTGGATTACTGGAAAAAGCTACGGTTTTCCACGACGGCAGAATGGTGTTCGAGTTTAAGAACGGCACAGAGATTGAGGTTAAGCTGTAAGGCTTGACCTCTTTTTTTACCGTTTGCACCCCCCTCTATGAAAAAATGCACCCCCCTCTATGAAAAAAATGCACCCCCCTCTAAAATTTGCACCCCCTTACAGGCAATCGTTCTGCGAGAGTATGAAAAAGGGCAAATTTACACGGTTGGCAGGTGCGTTTCCTGCTCATGAGGAAGTGGCAATAGAATGCAAAAACACAAAAAAGCCCGTAAACACAGGCTTTTCGGGCATAAAATAAGAACGCTAACATCGATACTCACCGTATCAATATTAGCGTTCTTATATGGTGGACCTGAAGGGATTCGAACCCTCGACCTCTCGGATGCGAACCGAACGCGCTCCCAACTGCGCTACAGGCCCAAATGATCCGCACTTTTGCAGTGCCAGAATATTATAACATAATTTCCGGGTTTGTAAAGAGGATTTCTCATTTTGAAATCTTGTTGTTGATAATTATCCAGGGATGTAGTAAAATAACACCGTGGCTTTTGACAAGGCTGCACTAGTCGGGGAGCCAGCGGTGCCCTTTACCTGCAATCCGCTACAGCAGGGGCGAATTCCCGACCGAGGGTGTGCAATGTGTCGTCTGACCCCGGTAAGCAGCGTTGACGATCCGGTCTTGCGCAACGTGAACCCGTGAACCATGTCAGGCGGGGAACCGAGCAGCATTAAGCGGTGTTTCGCGTGTGCCGCAAGAGTGCCGGGTCCGAGCCGGCTGCCGGCGTAACGGACATATCGCATTATTCGAAGCCGGGTGTGCAGTCTTGTCAAGGGCCATAATCTTCGTTTCCGGGAGGTGTGACGGTTGTATCAGGCGCTTTACCGCAAGTGGCGCCCCAAGACCTTCGATCAGGTCGTGGGTCAGGAGCATATCACCGAGACCCTGAAAAATCAGGTAAAGACCGGACGGCTGTCCCACGCCTACCTGTTCATCGGCACCAGAGGCACCGGGAAAACCACCTGCGCCAAGATCCTCGCCAAGGCAGTGAACTGCGAACACCCGGTGGACGGCAACCCCTGCGGCAAATGTCCGGCCTGTCTGGGCATAGAGGACGGCTCGGTGATGGACGTGGTGGAGCTGGACGCCGCCTCGAACAACGGCGTGGACAACGTCCGCGCCCTCAGGGACGAGGCCGTGTTTTCCCCAGCCTCCGTAAAAAAGCGCGTGTACATCATCGACGAGGTGCATATGCTTTCCACCTCCGCCTTCAACGCGCTGCTGAAGATACTTGAGGAGCCGCCGGAGCACCTGATGTTCATCCTCGCCACGACGGAGCTGAACAAGGTCCCGGCGACAATACTTTCACGCTGCCAGCGCCACTCCTTCAAGCGGCTGGACAGCGGGCTCATAGCCGGTCATCTGGAATACGTCGCCTCGCAGGAGCATTTCGACCTTGACGCCGACGCCGCGGAGCTCATCGCGCGGCTTGCGGAGGGCGGCATGCGCGACGCGCTGTCCCTGCTGGATCAGTGCTCCGCCGCCGAGCATATAACGGTGGATGCAGTGTATTCGGCCATGGGTCTGGCCGGCCGGCGCACCACGGCAAAGCTTTTGGAGAACGTATCGTCCCACGACACCGCCGCCGCGCTGGAGCTGTTCCAGAGCATGTGGCAGGACGGAAAGGATCCGGCAGCCATGCTGGGAGAGCTCAACGCCCTCCAGCGTGACGTGCTGATAACCATGGTGGCCCCAAAGGGCGGGGGGGAGCTTATAAGCGGCGGCTACGACGGCGGCACGCTGAAGGGCTTCGCCGAAAAGCTCACCGCCGCGGAGCTCGTGAGCCGCATGACCGCCGTGCAGGACGCCCTTGCGTCCATGCGCGTGTCCTCCAATCCCAAGGTCACGGCGGAGCTGTGTCTCATCGGACTCAGCGAGCCGGAGCTGAGCGACGGGGTGCCTGAGCTGCGCGCCAGGGTCGCGAAGCTGGAAAAGACCGTCGCCGGGGGAACGTTTACAATTTCTCCCGCGCCCTCCGCGGCGCCGGAGCCGCCGGCGGAGAAAGTTAGCCTGCCGGAGCCGCCGGATGCGGAAGAACTGCCGCCGGAGCCGGAACCGGAGCTCCTGCCGGAGGACGACAGGCCCCCGTTTGAGGACGAGCCGCCGGAGAGCGAAGCAGACGGAGGAGATATCGACCCGGGCGAATTCGCCGAATTCCAGCCAGAGGACGATTTTCTGGACAGGCCCCCGGCACAGGAGCCCGCTTTCGGACAGGGCTGGCCGGAGATTGCCAGAAGGGCCGAGGGGCTTCTGCCCCCGGGACTGCGGCTGTATCTATCTGATCCCGCCGCGCTCACCGGAGCTATTGAGGGCGACAGCCTGCATCTTTCGGCGAGCCCGGGACTGATATTCGGGCTTTTCAACACCCAGAACGTGCTCCTGACCTTCCGCCAGGCGGCCGGAGACGTGTTGGGCAGGCCGATAAGCGTGACCATAAATGAGATGAGCGGCGGGGAGCCCGCTGCGGCGCGAAATATCGAGGAACTCAAAAAATTCAGGGAAGTACATTTTACAGGAGGAAAGTAG